CCATTTGCTATGAATAATAGAGCAAAATGATATGGATCCTGTCACGATCGCCGCAGGAGTCGCGGCATTTAAAGCGGCACAATCCTCCATAACAGCGATTAGGGAGGCGTTAGATACTGCCGATGACATAAGTAGTATAAGCCACCATATTAGTGATTTATTCCATCATAGTCGTGAAGCTAATAAAGCTTATCAAGCACAACACGCTTATAAAGAAAGTGTAGAAAAAGGAGAAATTAAACCGGACGAATCCTTACAAGAGGCCATTGACCTGATGATCCATCGCAGGGAAATGTCTGAAATGATTAAGGATTTAGAATTTGAATTAAATAAAAAGTTTCCTACGCCAGAGGGCGAACCTACAATGTGGGAAAGCATTAAGAGAGAACAATCGCGCATACAAGCAACAAAGATTAAGCAGAAAAGAGAAAGAGAAGAAATACGCAAACGTGAAGCTGAAGAAGCAAAAGAGAAATGGAAAAAGATTGGAATAGAAGCGTTAAAATTTGGATTCTTAATTATCGTGACAATGGGTATTGGATGGATGCTGGTTACTGCTTATGATACAGGGCCGATTAGGTAGGGCAATATGGAATTAACAGCTAGTCACGCACTACAGGTTGCTATAATGGCTTCCACTGTTATTGGTGGATATGCCGTAGTAAAAAGTAATCTTAGTCGCGTTATGGAAGACCTTGAAGAATTTATTAAACGCTATGAGAAACACCGAACAGAGTGGGACGATAGGTTAGATGAAGCTGAATCTCAAAGGGCTGTCTTCGATAGTCAAATAAATGTGCTAAAAGAAATCAACAGCGTTAGTGCGCTAAGAGAACAGAATCGCGAGATGGCTACCTTGTTAGCAGAGATGAAAGTGATGAAGAATCAAATTGAACATCTTAATTCGATACATAATGGCAAGCACCCCGATACGTCCAAATAGGAGATTGAAATTGGACACAATACTTAAATGGTGGGAAAATACATTTGGTGGAAACAATGCGATCTGGAATATTGATTACGGTAAGCTCATTATTATTGGCCTTTTGGTGTATCACATCTTTTGGCAATAGGGCTGAAGCTAACGAAAAAGTTTTTGCTGGCTGGATATTACATATGTTCATATCCGGTCAGTTAAAAGAATACACGCCTCGTGGCGGTATGGCCGAATGCCTTAAAGTTAAGCGTAAGATACTGCGTAGCCAAGGCCACGCTGTCGGTACACGATGGGAATGCGCTAAAGGTAAGTTAGTCTTGCGTAAATACGACACGGGCAAAACGGGCGATAAGTGGTTGCCCGTAGAACATCTTGGTAAGTAGTAATGGCTGAAGAGCAGGGCCGAGGTAGGAGAACAAGCGACCAGATAAGGGTAAGTGATAGTTCAGCTATTTCAATGCCTATTCGCAACCTGATTAGCATCGTTGCGGCTGTCAGTGTGGGGGTATGGGGTTATTTCGGCGTTGTCGAAAGATTAAATAAGTTGGAAACATTTGAACAGTTAATCCAAAAAGATTTAGAGACAGGACTAAACGAATTACAGGCAGACATAGTAAAAAATAATGAGTTTAGGATAAAATGGCCCCGAGGTGAATTAGGTCAAGCAAGTGCAGATCAAGAGCAGTATTTATTAATTGAGCATTTGAGTGGACAAGTTGAAAAGATACAAACTCGTATCGAAGAAGGCATGAGTAACGGGGTTAATATCAAACGGTTGCAAGAGGATGTACAAACCCTGCGTAGTGATGTAGAAAAACTAAAGGACAAGCAACGTGGCTTGCTAAATGGAGACGAAGGTTAATGGTTAATCTAACTATTTTACTTCTCACGTTATTAATTGGAATATTTTAAATGTTCGAATACGGCTGTAAAATCGTAAAAGTGATTGACGGCGATACAGTTGATGTGGATATCGATCTTGGGTTTGGTATCTGGATACATAAAGAACGTATAAGGCTTTGGGGGATAGATACACCTGAAAGCCGTACTCGTGACTTAGAAGAAAAGAAGTATGGACTGCTTGCCAAACAGAAAGTTGAAGAATGGCTACCGTTAGATAGTATGCAAGTCTTAATTACACAAAAAGATAAAGCTGGTAAGTTTGGTCGAATATTAGGGCAGTTTAAAATTGATGATCCATTATTGACGCTTAATACATGGATGGTGCATAACCATTTTGCGGCTGAATACTATGGTCAGTCAAAGGAAGAAATAGAGAAACTACATATGGCGAATAGGCAACTCATAGAACTTGCCTAAAAAGAAATTGAAGGAGAAAATTGATGCTGAGTTTGCTGGGATCGTTACTTGGTTTTGGAACCAGTTTTTTACCAAAAGTAATGGACTATTTCCAGGATCGTTCAGACAAGGCTCACGAACTAAAGGTCATGGAAGTTCAGATACGTCAGCAAAAGGAGCTGGCAAGTCAAAAATTGGAAATGGTGAATGTTGAAGCAGATATACGGGAAATTGAAGCGTTACAAAAATCAATGCAACCAACAGGCGTGGCGTGGGTGGACGGTTTGCGCGGTAGTGTTCGTCCTGTTATCACTTATGCTTTCTTCGGGCTGTTCGTTTTCGTGGAAGTCTCCGCATATCTCGCTCTCACTGCCAGTGGGGTATCTGGATTGGATGCGGTCAACGCCGTATGGGACGAAGACACAAAAGCATTATTTGCCGCCGTTATCGCGTTTTGGTTCGGAGGAAGAGCAATAGGTAGGGGTAAAAAATGACATGCAATGTAATGAAGCAGGTCTGCGAATTATTAAGCACTTTGAAGGTTTCCATTCAAAACCGTATCTCTGCCCTGCGGGTGTTCCTACGATTGGATTCGGCAGCACCAGAGGTCTTAACGGAAAAAGAATCAGAACCAATTCCGCCCATATTACAGAAGAGGAGGGTGAAGAGCTCCTCCAAAGAGATGTCCAATCGGCGGCGAGTGCAGTTAAAAGGCTCATCCAAATCGAATTAAATGAAAATGAACTTAGCGCATTGTGTTCATTTGTGTATAATTTAGGCAGTGGAAGGCTGCAATCTAGTACATTAAGGGCTAAACTTAATAGAGGTGATTATGAAGGAGCAGCATTAGAATTTCCTAAGTGGCGTAGAGCTGGAGGAAAAATCCTTCGTGGGTTAGTGTTAAGGCGTGAAATGGAAGTTAAGTTATTTTTAGCGTAGGGTAAGATGCCATTACAAAAGTTAGAAATTCCGGGTGGTATTGTTAAAGATCGTTCTGCCTATGCCGTTGGGGGACGTTGGATTGACGCCGATAAAGTGCGTTTTCAGCAAGGTTTTCCAGAGCCTATTGGCGGTTGGTTTCAAGAAGGAAACTGGACAGCCACGGGTACGCCTAGTAACTTACGGGCATGGAGCGATTTAACAGGCAACCAGCTTATAGCTATAGGAACTGAACAAAAACTACAGCTCGTTTATAACGATACTATTTATGATATTACCCCTATTCGCGAGACACAAAGTCTTACTGGTCCATTTACAACCGTAGATGATAGTGCCGTTGTAACCGTTGCTGATACAGGCCACGGTGCTGAAGACGGAGATGCCGTTATTTTTTCAGGAGCAAGTGCGGCAGGGGGCATAACTATTGACGGTGAATATACCCTCACCTATGTAGACGATAATACTTACACAATAACTCATAGCAGTGCGGCGACCAGTGCTGCAACTGGTGGTGGGAGTGTCACAGCAAAGTATCTATTAAGTGTTGGATCTAGTACTTCTGTTCATGGTTTTAGTAATGGGGATATTGTTCGAATTACTGAAGTTGTAGGCATGACCCAACTTAATGGGAATTACTATACTGTGGCTAATGTCGCTACAAATACCTTTGAGTTATCCGGCACTAATACTTCGGGGTACGGTTCGTATAGTTCAGCTGGGAAAGCAACTGAACAATTTGGTTGGGGCGTAGCGGCAAGCGCCTCTTCTGAAACAGTTACATTGGAGCCTTCACAGTGGTCTTTCTCTTTATGGGGAGAAGACTTAATTGCAACACGTCGAGATGGGGGTACTTTTGTTTGGGATGCTACAAATGGCCCTTCAACTCGGGCTGTTGTATTAACCAATGCTCCTACTAATGCGCTGTTAAGTCTCGTTTCTGTTCCAGACAGGCATGTTGTATGTTTCGGTGCAGATGATGACCCATTGAATGTTAAGTGGTCTAGCCAAGAAGCGAACACTACATGGTCAGCTACTGATACGAATACGGCGGGTTCACAACGCTTAGAAATAGGCCATAAGATTATTTCAGCCATACAAACACGTGATCAAATCCTTATTTTTACGGATGACGCTGTTTTTGGTATGCAGTTTCAAGGGCCACCGTATACATTCGGCTTTAGGGCGTTAGCTACTTCATGTCCTCCTATCGGACAAAATGCCGCAATAGAAATTAATGGTATTGTGTATTGGATGGGGTGTGGACATTTCCATACATTTTCTGGTCGTGTGCAAGAGATGCCCTGCCCTGTTCGTGACCATGTATTTAATAATATTAATAAGGATAAAGAAAATCTTTCTTTTGGTGGTCTTAACCGCAAGTTTACAGAGTTATGGTGGTTCTACCCTACTGTAGATACGGGCGCACTAGATAAATATGTAATTTATAACTATACGACCAAGGAATGGTCTATTGGTTCATTAAGTCGCCAAGTATGGATAGATGATCAAGATTGGCTAACTTACCCAACGGCTGTTGATTCTAGTGGTACTGTATTCTACCATGAGAACGGTAATAGCGATAACGGTTCTGATATGACCAGCTATGTAGAGTGTGGTGCTATTGAAATTACGGATGGCGCACGGATGTTATTATTAGATAAGTTTATACCAGATGTTGATGGTTCACCTCAAGTTACGGTATTTACCAAGAAATATAATAATTCTAGTGAAGTTACTAAGGGGCCGTTTGATTTGAGCTCTTCTGTTGAAAAAGTAAGTATGCGAGCAAAGGGCCGACAAATACGATTTAAAGTAAGTAATACTAGTAGAGATTATTGGCGGTTCGGGAACTCAAGGTTTCAAGTTACAGTGGATGGTACCCGATGAGTACAGGCATTGCCCC